ACATAACCTATATCATATACAATACAATTTTCTCTCACAATCGCTTTAACCGACTCAATTGTCGGATTAGGCATTTTTACAAGAATTAAATTATTATACTTCTCCATCAATGCAATCGCTTGTGTTATAACCGCGCGTTCTCTGTCAGAAAAATCTGCGTATTTAAATCTTGTTGCATTTATATCTGTTAAATAAGCTAAAATCATAGTTCTGACTTCTTTAAATCTTTGCTCTGTCACAATGAATAAAACTCTTTCGCAGTTTCCAGCCTGTTCCCATTCGCAAGTTGTGCTATTATATCTAATTGGATAAGCCAAATAACAAGCATCGGCTACTGCGTTCCTTGTCTTACCAACACCAGACGCGGCAGACCTAATTGTCAGAGTCCCTTTCTTTGCTCCATCAATAACTTGATTAAAAATTTCACCTTGTATTGGCATACCAATTTCATATGCCGCGCCAAGTTCATTGATTAGCTTTTTCATTCCTTTTGCGGCTTCTTCAATTTCTATCTCATCAGTTGTTTCATATTTTGCTTCAACACCTAATAATTTTTTTCTAACCGCATCAGTTATTATCTTCGGACTTAACATATTAAAAGCCTGATTAATTTCTTCAGCTTTTGGGTTTGTTAAATCCTCACAATAAAACTCAGTTGTATCAAATCCCTGTTTTTTTAAATCTTTCAACAGGTTAAACATTTTAAATCTGTTATAATAGAAGTCAAAATTATCAATTTCTGATAATTCTATTATATCCTGTAGATATTCAATTCCATTTTTATCTTTAAATAATTTCGCTGATACTTGGTCTGGTTCTATAAAATTTTCTATATCAATAGGCTGTATTTTCGTAGCTCCATTCCTATACAGCCCATTTATTGCCATAAATATCGACCGTTCAAACCTGGTAGGAAAATCAGTTAAGATAAATGAATATTTATCAATCTCACTTAATAACTGCGGTTTCTTCATTAGACAGCCGAGTATTTGTTGAGTATCTCGTTTATCTATCACTCTTCATCCTCCAAATCATCCAACACACTAAAATCAATCTCATATTTTGATTTTGTTTCTTTCTTTTTTATCGAAATCGTTTTTCTATTTGCGGCTTCGCGCATTTGACGCTCAATTACTGCAATTGTCCCAGCAGACTGTCTTTCTCTTGCCGCCCAATAAGCACAAGAATCACTATATATAAAAGGAACGATACCAATTCCGCCATGTCCTTTTTCCCAATTGCCATGTTTAACTTCATAAAAATATTTAAGGGCAAACAGAATTCCTTTATTGGTCATTTTTTCTTTTATAAATTTTTTTCTTTGAGCTTCACAAACATGCCAATTATAAGAAACTTTTAAATCACGAGCGATAAAATCATATATTAAATCTACATATTCATCATCATTTATATGATTGGCGTTCTTCCAATCGCGATAACATTTTTTATGATAATAATAATTACGTACAGGTCGAATCCAATCATCTTTTTCTTTATCTATTTCTGCTTTACATATTCTACAATGTGCCATTTGATTCTCCTCTCACCGTTTCTTTTATTATACCATAATTACAAAAAAATGTCAAATTTAAAAAGAGTAGGCATAATATATACCTACTCTTTTAATTCTATTTAACCATATCCTTCATATCAAGAAGAACCAAATTGAATAAATCTTTTTGATCTTCGGTAATTTCTGAAAGTTTAATCTTTCTTCCAAAAATCATTTCAACTTTCTTTAGAATTCGTTCAGCATTTGCTGGATCTTCATTTACCAACTTCGCCCATATCTTAGCAGCTTCATCTCTGATAGCATCAAAATTAAGTTCTTCTTCTACTTCGACCTCTTGTTTATCTACAACCGTAGCACCATCTATTTGTTCACTTTTTTCAATAGCTTTTATAATAGCATCTACTAATTCTTGATAACCAAATTTAATCTTTGGTGCAAGATATTTAAATCGACTGCCCGCCATAACTGTAGGAGTTTTTCTTGTATAAAGCCAACGTTCAGCATTACCATCTTCATCCCATGTAATATCAATATATCCTATAATATCCACCAATTGATTTACAATATCATAAGCTCTTTTTGGAATGGCGGGACCGAGGATCTCTACTTCTGAATCATCAGCCCTTTTTTCAATTCTTTTTTCTACATGAGCGATGATAACAAGTCCATAACCTAACTGAGTAATTTTTCTTAAACAAGATTCAAATTCTCGTTTTGCTGCTGCATATCCTCCACCCCAAGGAATATCTGAAATGGACTGGACCGCGTGTTGTGCGCAAATATATTGTTCACACAAATCCCATGCAATTCCAACAGTATCAATGGTAATCGTATTATATTTTGCTTGTGCTTCTGGTTTTTCAAGCTGTCGAAGAACCAATCGAAAATCTGCCCATTTTTTTATGTCAATAGCCATAGCTCCAGAGATTGCGTTCCAACCGTGCTCAAATCCCAAAAGTAAATTTTTAGGAAATTGGCAAGCAAGGGAAGTCTTGCCTACCTTAGGTAAACTATAAAGGCAAACAAACTTCCCACGCAAATCTCTTGAAATAACTGATGGCTCTAAATTAAGAATATCAATTCCAGCCATAAGTTATTCTCCTTATTTAAAATCCTAAATCTGCAAAACCATTACTAACATTTTTTGCGGGAGCTTTTCGAGAAGCAGCCTTTGACATATCTCTATCTTTCTGGGCTTCAAGTCTATTTTTTCTATCTGCTAATGCAGACTGAATTTCACCACTATCAAAAGCAAAATCTCCTTCAAGCGGTTCCTGTGAACCACCAGTAATAATTAAATCGCTTCTGTTGATAGTCCTAGTTCTTTCAATCGGTTCTCCAAAATCAACTTCTTCAATAGTTGTTTCTGTCGTTGCAGAGAAATCAAGCCTACCATTGGCTTTTACTGTATCACCAATGTTCCAATATGTGGAAATTGCATCAATGACGCCCGGACTTTGAGCATACATAGGAATTACATCAACTTTTCCACCATACTGCGGAAGAATAGCATCAATTCTATATCTTCCTGTCGGCTCGCCATTTCTATCAACCTCTTCGCTCTTGTTTGCTACAACAAACTCAGCTGTATAAGTTGCCTCTGGTTTACAATCGGTTTTATTGATACGAGTAACAAACGACGCATTAATTCTAGGAAAAGAAATTAATCTTCCATCCTGACTGTAATACTCATTCATTCTTACACTACCACTTGTAATGCGAATCCTGTCTGCTCCTTCTTCTCCATTTTCAGAAGCCGCAATACTCACATATTCATCGGCAATTTTCTTAATAGATTCATATGCCGGATTCGGTGTTCCTCTATTTGTGAGCTTAGAAGCAAACATATGAATGGGAATGGATAATTCTTTTTCTTCCCCACTAATTTTCTGAACTACTTTTACGATAATAGAACCGCCAATAGATTCCATCGTCTGTCCGTTCTTATTAAATGAACCTGGTCTAATATCAATTTCTGCTAAAGTTCCTTCAATTTTAACCTTGTTTTCTGCTTGTCTTAACATATTTTTCCCCTTTTGTTTGTTTGTTTTGTATCCTATGTTCATTTAAACTAAACAATGAAGGAGGAGGTTATAATATTTTCCTCCACCTTCTATTTTTGTTTACTTACTCCTCTGTCGGAACAAAGTTATGACCTTCATCTGTCAGAACTACATAAGTAATGGGCTTATCTTCACCCTCAACTTCTACCTTTTCTCTCTCTGCCAGTCCCTTCTTTGTTAAATCTGTAACATTTGCGCCTACAGATCTCTCTGTTCTATCAAGCGCCTGAGCTAACTCCGGGATAGATACCTTACCACCATTTGCTTTCACATACTCGAATACTTCATTTGATTTTTCTGTAAGTTTCATAATTCTTTTCTCCTTTTTTTAAAATTTATTGATGTTATATTGTATACTTAGAAAGCCTTTCCTTAACTTTCTATAATTATTATACTATATTTTGAAAACATTTTCAAATTTTCACTCGCTCTAAAATGCTAATAAACCAATAATTTTGGAATTTTGAAGTTTCATTGATTTTGTACCTTGCGCCCCTTTAGATAAAAGGTTAATTTCGTTTAAGTTAATCTTAATTTGAGAGTGAGAAGACACAACTATAACTTCTCTTTCATTTGTCAAAGGAACAAAATTTATTAATTTATCATCAGCATCTTTGAGAGCATGAATTTTTCCGCCTTTTGTTCCTCTACCCGTAATAGTAAATTCTTTGGCAGATGTTCTCTTAATATATCCTTTTTCGCTTACACTAAGATATTCTTTTGTAGAAGGAGGAATCGCTTTAGCAGCTACTAATTCGTCGCCTTTATTTAAAGTAATTCCTTTAACTCCCCTAGCTACACGTCCTATTGCACGTATGTCTTTAGTTTCACAGACTACGAACTGACCGCGCGCAGTCATCATACCTACTTGTTCTTCATCCATAAAAAGAATTGAAATTATTTCGTCATCACTATCTAAATTTAAGGCTTTTACTCCACCTCTACGTTTAATATTGTAGTCGGAGAGTTTACTTTTCTTTAATATACCATTTTTAGTAAAGAAAACGATATGTTCTTTTTGTTTCTTTTTATTAAGGAAAACAAGTTGCTTAATAGACTCATTTGCTACAATTTCTACTAGACTTTCAATTGGAATTACTTCTTCAAAGGGTAGCTCAGAAGCTTTAAGATGAAAGCAATTTCCATTATTAGAAAATAATAATATTGTGTCCAAATTAGTTCCCGATGCAGTAGCTATTACATATTCACCTTTACTCATCTTAAACTTATTACCAACACCACCTCGGCGCTGAGTATATAAGGTAGAAGTTGTTGTAACATAAATATTATTTTGATTAGATAAATTTACAAGAAGCTCCTGTTCTTCAGTAGGTTCTTCTTCATCTTTTAAAATATTGAGGATTTGAGTTCTACGATTGTCCCCAAATTTGTCGGCAACTTCTTGCCACCCCTTAATTAATTCTTCATTGAATAATTCTGGAGTTGATAAGATTGAAACTATAATTGCTTTTTGAGTATGCAACTTTTCTTGCTCTGTGATTAATTTTTCAACCTCTAGGTGAGCAAGTCTTGACAGTTTCATATCAAGAATAGCTTTAGTCTGCTCATCATCCAATTCATATTTTTCTGCTAATCGTTTTTTTGCTACAGCTGGCGACTCAGACGTTTTAATTAAATGAACTACTTCATCAATATTTTCAATTACCTTAAGAAGACCTTCTATTATGTGAAGACGATTTTCAATTTTTCGAAGATCAAACTCATATCCTCGTCTATATATTTCTTTTTCGTGGTTGATATGGGCTTGAAGAAGCTCTCTCCATCCGTATACTTTGGGAAAACGTCCATCTTCTAATATAGTAAAATTAATACCATAATGAGTTTGAAGTGAGGTATTCTTATAAAGATACTTTAACACTTTATCAGGATTTGCTTTTTTAGATAGATAAATTTTTAAATTTACATTTTCTCCTGTTAAGTCATTAAAACGTTCAACACCTGGATTTTCCTCACTATTGATAATTTCTTCCAATTCTTTACAAATAGTATTTGTATACAGCATGAAAGGAAGTTGCGTAACGGTGAAAACTTTCTCTTTTTTATCGTATTCTACAACCGCGCGCAACTTGCAAGCGAATCCAGTTCCTTTTTTATGACTCTCTTTTACCTCGTCAGCATTTAATAATATTCCTCCGGTAGCAAAATCTGGTGGACAATATATTTCATCAAACCCTGCATCGGGATTAAGTAATAATCGTTGTAACGCTCTATTAAGTTCTCTGAGATTGTACTGTGGGATTGAACTCGCTGCACCCACTCCGAGTCCGAAAGTCCCATTGACGAGATTGTAGAATCCTTTTGATGGAAGGACTGCTGGATATTTTTCGGTATCATCATAATTAAGTCGCCACTCGTTAATAGTATCTTTTGCAAGGTCTTTGAAGAGGTACTCTGCGAGTGGGCTAAGTCTTGCTGCAGTGTATCGAGGGGCAGACCAGCTTCCCGATTCAATAAGTGTTCCATATGAACCCTCCACTTCTACTAATGGATAACGATAAGCAAAGGGTTGGCCCGCGCGCATTATAATTCCTTCTACTGAAGAATCACCATGAATATAGATACGAAAGGCACTACCAATTGCTTTAAGTGTTTTCTGAAAAGGTTTTGAATGTATAAATTTATCTGTATACATACAATATAATACTTGACGTGTGGAAGGCTTAATACAATCCCTAACGTCTACTAGGGCGCGACTCTGAAGAACCGCGCCACTAAATTGTATGAAACTGTCGTTAATTACTTCTGTTAAATTGGACATTATACCACCTCAACATCTTTGAAGACATCGTTAAAACATCCTCGATTATCATACCACCTCTTCATAAAACACATAGCAACTCCTTTTTCTAAATCAAAAGTATCTTCCGGTTGAGGCCTCATTACCGTCTTAGTTCCGTCTCTCCAAAGAACACAAATTGTTTCTTTATCAATATTGGCAATAATTTTTTTATAAAGTTTTTCAGGTTTTTTGGGTGCCTGAATAAGCTTTGCAGAAGTAATAGTTCTAAGTCTATTATCCTTTTGATTTGGATAAATTCCTGTTACTTTAATCTTATTATCATAGTTTGTTCGATTATCTGCAACAATTTCATAAATACCATCTTTCATTAGATAAAGATCAGTATTAAAAGCATAGGTTTTATGCGGAGTTCCTTCGAATTTTACTTGTACAATATTCATATCAGTTTTCTCCTTTCGTTTTATATTTATATTATAATAAAATTTTGAAGAAAAGTAAAATTTTTATTCTCTTATCTCCGAAAAATCTACATTTCTAAAAACAAAATTTCTTTTTGGTTCACTATCTTTACCCATTAGTTGTGAAAGCAAATATAAAGATTCTTCATCTGGAATTAATTGATCCATTCTCTGAAATTCTTCTGTAAACATGGAGCGGCGCGCTTGGTCTGCGGATAAAGCTCCTAATCCTTTGGCACGGTTGATTTCACCTTTAGGCTTAGCTTTATTAAATTCTTCATCGGTAAAGTAGTAGGACTCACTTTTTTTATTTTTAACTACGTATAGTGGTGAACGCAGCCAATATAAGCGACCCTCTTCGATGAATTGTGGTGCAAAGGTATAAATAGCACACATTATAAGTAAACCTATCGAGTAGCCATCGGCATCGGCGTCAGTGCATATTCCCACACGTCCATAGCGAAGTTTTTTCGCATCGTACTTACCAGGCACAATATTCATTGCACTAAGAAAGAGTTTAACCTCTTCATTCTGATAAATTTTTTCTTCTGGATTGGAGAAACAATTAATCATTTTTCCCCGAAGTGCAAGAATACCGTACTTCTTTTCGTCTCGCGCCATAGCAATTGAAGAAGCGGCGGATAGACCCTCAACTAATAAAAGCGTTGAATTTTGTCCAAGAAATTCCGCATCTTTAAGTTTGTCAGAAGCGAAAACTTTTTTCTTTTGATTTTTTTCAATTTCTTTTGATGCTTCAAGGACTTGTTTACGTGCTCGTTCTGCGGCACGCTCAGCTTTAAGTTCTTTAGTAAGCAATTCTAAAATTGAGTCAAACTCATTAATGTGCCTTCTACTAAAGTCTTCCAACATCTGTCCCGTTGCACGTTGCGCCAATCCACGAAGCTCAGGATTATTCACCTTTGTTTTAGTCTGATTGGCAAAACTTGGATTAGGAACTTTACAATTTACCACGTAAAATAATCCATTTCGTGCGGTGTCAGCACTAAATTCACCTTTAAATTTTTTCTTAAAGAAATTAGTAATAGCTGTTTTTACACCAGTTAATGAAGTGCCGCCCTCTGCATTAGCAAGACCATTAGTAAACACATACCAATGCTCCTTGCGGTCGGTCGCCCACTGCATAGCAACTTCACATTCAATATTATTTTCTTTTACAGAAATATAAAGTGGAGTTTTATGAATTGGTTTTGAGATTGAGTCTTTGAGAAAATCAAGTATTCCATTTTCTGATTTATATACTACTGATTCTTTGGTTATTAAATTATCAAGTTTAAAGGTAACTCCTTTAGTTAAATAGGACCAATTTTTACACATCTCTTTCAAGTCTTCAAAATCAATATGTATTGGTTCTAAGTTGTAAACCTCCGGAGATGGTGTAAATTGTACCCACGTTCCATGCTTAACGGAAGGCTCATCATGTATTTCAAAACGGGTTTTAATACCATTTCTTAAAACTAGTTCTGCGGCTTTGCCATCACGAAAAGAGATGGCTTGAAACCAAGAACTAGAAAGAGCAACCCCTTTCGCGCCAATACCATTCATCCCAGCTACATTTTGATAAACTTTTTCATCAAATTTACCACCGGTATGTGGCATTGTGTATATAGCTTCCATAGCTTCAGTTCCATCTTCTCTAAGACCAAACGGAACACCACGAGCATTATCTAGAACAGAAACAGTATTATCTTTTCCAAGTTGGACGATAATTTCATCACCATAACCCATTGTCATTTCATCAATTGAGTTGGTGATAAGTTCTCGTACACATTGAAGTACTCCTTGATTATCAGCACTTCCCATGTACATTGCAATTCTTGAGCGCACTGCCTCTAAGAACGATAAGGTTTCTATATCGTTAGCACCATACTTAGTCATTTGTTATATCCTCTTTTTTTAATCTAATGCCAGCCGCGCAATTTGCGTCAATAGTAAGACCAGTTTTAAGTAACTCACCATTTGTTAGAAAAACATTTTCTGATGTTATTTCTATTGTTGCGGTATCTGGCATTGTACAAGTATATTTTTTCCCTTTATAGTTATCTATTGTAATTGTAATCATTTATTTACTCCGTTTTATAAA